GCTTGACCTGACCGCCTGCTGCATCAGAGCAGACCTTGGCTGCGTAAGAGAACTCATCCCGCATCGTTTCGGGCATAAGTTCCAGCAACTCTTTATCTGATGGGTATTCAGGCTCGGGCTGAGCGAGATAGGCGCGGGCCTCGATAGCCAGTGGATGCGTCTTTCGACGGTTGTCCATTAAGAGTTGTTCGTAATGGTCCAGCTCATCAGCCAGCCGCTGAATCAAGTCGCGCGTGGTGTCAGTCATTGAGCTGTAATCAGAATCAAGCGTTGGGGTGCCCCCGGACTCGTCATCCGGGGGCTTTTTGTTGTCACGCAGACTCTTTGAATGGGTTACCGCCACCCAGCAAGCGGGTGATGTCAAAACCATCCTTTTGAACAGCGGCCCAGGCAGCGTCGATGTCCTTTTGCGCTCCAGCCTTACGGGGTGCTGGACGGAGGCCATACATGTCTGGAGAGACGGTGGCTTCCTTGGTGATCACAAAGTCCCACTCCAGCAAGTTGGAGTAGTCATCCATTTGGCTGATCTTGTTCATCTCGCGTTGCAGGCTTTTCTGTGAAAGCTGCAGCACCTGTACACGTCCCAGGTCGTAGTTGTAGACGGGTACGGCCATGGCGAACTTTACGGATTCAGGGGCCGTGCCATCGCGGTTTAAGCGGCGGTTGTAGTCAGCACCCATCTCCTGCTCAATGTCGGCAGCGGTTGGATCATCAGGGAAACGGAAGGGACGCACGCTACCGTCAGTGGACTCGCCCCAGCACTCGAAAAAGCAGAGGGGATCCTCGCTTAACAGGGCGAAACGAACGCTGCCGTTTGCTTTGACTTTGCTGGGATTCAAGTAGCCATCACGGCTGCTGCTGTCGCCTGTGACCGTTCCAGCGAACTTTTCTGGGATGAAAGACATGGTTGAGGTGCTGTGGACATGAGTCCGGTGCCCTCCCAGTGTACTACACGACTAAACCCCTTGTCAGCCCCGATAACATGAAAAAACGCCCCAGGGGGCCGAAATCCCTAGGGCGAATCTATCTATTCCTGTAGGAGTCTAACAAATGGACTTGCTTAGTTTTGTGCGCTCTCTTCCGAAGGGGTACGCATATACCCCTGTTTATGGGATGGGCGTTCAACTGCCTGAAGGTAAGCCTGCTAAGGGCAAGGAACCGCAAGGTTCGGCCCATCACCACGATTACGACCCAGAAACTACTGCTCTCCGTATTGAGCGCGAGCCGGACAAGTTCAAGGCTGTTGGCGTTTGGACTGGTTCACGTTCCGACGGGCTTGTCATCTTCGACGTTGACTGGAATCTGGGCGCAGTTAAGAAAAAGTGGGGCGCAGACCTGAAAAAAGCCCCGCGTGTCGAATCCACTAAGAAAAACGCGGCTAAATACTTCTTCAAAGTTCCTAAGGAACTATGGCTTGAAGTCAAAGGTATATCTCACGCCGGGTCCAATCTTGAGGGCTGGGAAGTGCTCTGGGGCCGCCACGGGGCGATAGGAGGCGCTTACAAGGGCAAAGGGGAATACAAGCTTATTGGCAGCTTGGACGACGTTCCAGAGGCTCCTGGCTGGCTCCTGGCGCGGATGAAGGAGTCGTACCAGCAGTGGGCCGACAAGAATGGCCCTAAGAAGCTTGTAGATACACGCTGGGCCTCTAGGTCTAAAGAAGAACGAGTTGTTATTGCGTCATCCTGCCTTTCCGTCATCGAACCAGGTGGTAGGGGTACGGAGGATTTGTGGTGGCGTATTGGCGCAATGCTCCACTCCGAATTGCCTAATGAAGAGGGCCTGAACCTTTGGCGTAAGTGGTCGCTAAAGGATGACGAGTACAGCGACGATTGGAAAGACGGTAAGGATCCTTGCCTGGACCGTTGGAAAGCTGGCTTTAACTGTGACGGCGGTCTGGGTTTTGGCAGTCTTGTAAAACTGGCCGACAAATACGACCCAGAGCGGGCTCGCTTCAATCGGGACGGTTGTGCTTCTGTTGTTGAGGAGGTGCTTCAGACCACCCTCAGGTACGAGCAAAACTATTTATCCGCCGAAGACGTCCTTAAACGTGCCATCGAGCTTGAGGAGACGTTTGAAGATCCGGCAATCCTTGACCACGAAAAGCACCTACTGGCTCTTAAAGCCGGTCGTAGAAACGCGGCTGAAATTGATCAGCTCCTAGATCGACATGTTTCCTTTAAGCGCACCAACGGCAATAAGCCCCGCGACCTTACGCAATTAGACGACAGCAGCTTTGACTACTTAATTCCTGGCCTGCTGCCTAAGCCATGGATCCTTCTTGTTCACGCGGACGGCGGTACGGGTAAGTCCGCTATGGCCATGACCCTCTGTAAGCACATTGTTCAGGCGAAACCCTTCAAGGTGCATGGGAAAACGTTCCAGGTATCTAAAGGCAGGGTCTTGTGGCTCAATGGGGACCAGTCAGAGCGCATCACACGTAGGCAGTTCAGTCTGATCGGGGTTGAGACGGGAGTGGACTTCATCCCTGAGTGGGACATGCAGTGGTATCGCCGCTTTTGCGACATGCAGAAAAAGAACAAATACGACCTGATCGTTATTGACTCGCTTGATGGCTGCAACGACAGCAACCCATACGAGGAAAACAGGCGGGAGTATGCGCTGCCCCTTAAGAAGCTCGCTAGGCGCAACGGTGTGGACTTTCCAGCGGCTTCAATCCTCGTGATCCATCACAACAACCGGAATGGGGACTTTCGCGGCACCAGCGCCATCAGAGCAGCCGTAGACGAGACCTGGAATATGACTCGCCTATCGGAAACGGAGCTAGTGAAGATGGGGCCTCTACCGGCTAACACCCGCTTGATCACCGTTGAGAAGTCACGGGATGACAGGGAAGGCCAAAAAATGACCTTCACTCTGCGTAAGGACTACACCTACGAGATCAACGAGCTCAGGCCGCAGACCGTACTGCGAGGTGACACGCCCCAGGGATACATGCTCGATGTCCTTGACCAGATGAGTAACGACACCTCTGTCGCGTGGTGTGTGGCGGACATTGAGAACCACGAAATTGTTGGTGGCGAGGGCATGAACCGCGCTATCCGTTATGCCCTGGAGAAGTTGGAGAGCCAAAAGCTGATTGAACGGTGCGCTCCACCGGCAAACCGGGTGTTTAAAGGGAGACGCCCCACCTTCTACCGCGCTCTCAGTGCAAACGCTCCATTGGCGCTCTCTAAGAGGTCTTTCGCGCGGGGGGTGTGTGGGGATAATGATGTAATAACTCAAACCCCTTCTGCTGGAACGGATCTAATTTGCCAAACCGATTGTCAAAAGTCGGATTTTGTCAAAAGGTCTGCCCCTGGAACGGACCAAGAGGAGACTTTTGACAAAGGGGGACTTTTGACAAACGCTTTGTCAAATGAAAACCCTTGCCCTGGAACGGATCCGGGTTTTGACGCGGCTTCTCACGTACATAGGGTTAACTGGGCTGCGGAGGATGCCAAGTGGGCGGACACCCCTGAGGTGCAGGTTCTGGATCACGGTGAGGAGAAAAGGAAGCAAGCGGAGTCCTTCTTCGCTTCGGCACAAGCTCCCGATGAGCCCGTGGTGATCGACGTTCCAGTGAACCCTCCTACACTGGAGCGGGACTGAGCCCCCTCTTTCAGGCTCCCGTTAAGCGTGTCAAACAACATCGTCCTGCAGCAGTTGGCTGCACTGGTGGGCCAGGAAGACCCCATCTCTCAGGCCCTCATCGCAACGCTCCAGGAGCGGATGGAACGGCGAAAGGAGATCGACAGGCTTGACGGGGAACTAATGCAGCAGAAACAAGAGCTGGGAGCCTTACGCAACCAGCTCCTTTCTCAGCAAGAGGCCAAGAACGAACTACAGCGACAGTTCCAGGCTCTGACCATGAGCAAGGAGACTGTCAACGTCTATGACCTTGAGCAGCTGCTTAATGAAAGCTGGCACAAGGATCCAGAGGGCTACAAGAAGGTGGGTATAGAGCTTCGTAGGATTCGCATGGACTTGGGCTTGACCGAGATCCCTAAGGATCCGAAGCACGCCATTCCTGGGCAGCCCATGAATCGGCAACCGAGGGAGCACCATAAAGCTGTCGCCGTTGAGTTCTGCCGAAAGTACGGGTATAGGGTTCCAAACATCCTGCTGTGAACTCGCTGTTTTGGTCCTCACTGCTACAGTGCATGGGCCAAAAGGCACAACTTAAAAAGGATTAAGTAATGACGTTCCAGGCTCCTGTTCCAATCCCTGACAAGGTTCTTGACGCTTCCGAGAAGATCCAGCTGGCTGATTTGCTTGGTTCGCCTACCTTCCGCCATTGGATCGTTAGCGGGCTGAGCAATGCCGTCCAGTCCGCACACCTCACCGATATGCAGGCTGATGACGATGACCAGTTCCTGCAGTTCCGTATCAACCAGATGATCAACGCCATCCCCTATGAGGTGCGGCGTGAGTGCTTCAACGAGACAGGGCGCTTGATTCGGGAGCGAAAGACTGCTTATGCCTCTCGCGCTCCACGGGACTAATTAATGCCGGTGGCTGTTCCTTTGGGCAGCCACCCCTTTTTGATCAGCTCGTCCACGACGTCTTGCTGGGCTAGGTACAGGTGCAAGAACTTACAGGCGGTCTCCTGAACGTCTTTCAGGTTGTCCATGCCCTGGATGTCTCGCTTGAACCGCTCGTAGATGAACTCCCGTTTTGTGTCCATCACGCCTCCGGCGAACTATTACATTATGCTTCGCTTCGTCAAGACAGGTCACACTGGTGGTAGGCCGGGTGGACCCGTGGACGGAAAGACCACCATCACCTACTACGAGCTAAAGCGTCCCCAGAGCTTCCTTGCCCTGGTGCGTTTTACGGCTTATAGCCCCGACGGAGGGGTGTTTCGGGTCTTTGAAGGGGTATATGAGGACGATCCAGACGAGTTTTGCCGCTTGGAGCGTGACATCGAAACGGCGCTACATGGCGGGATCGACGCCAGCATCCAGAGCGAGTACGAACATGAAGTGTTTCCGGTGATCTCCAGTTACCTTGACTAGGCTGCTACATTACTGAGGTAGTTCAGGCGCCACCCATGCCTAAGCTTGTCTCCTACAGCTACAAGCGCGATTCCGATCTCCTAGAGATTCACGCCATCGTTGAAGATGCCGTACAGGTTGCTCCAGCAACTGCTACGGAGCCGCCACAGTTTGGTTCCGCTCTCTGTAAAGCGGTACTACTCTGGTACGAACCGATCAGCCACGCCAACGCTCCAACCGGTGAAGAGATCGAGCGTATGCTCGCTTGGATCCCAAAGAACGACTGGTACGCAATTCCCCCCATCTTCTCGGACGATGAGTGACGCAATCAATCCAGGCCACTACCAAAGTGGTGGTATTGAATGCATCGATGCCATCAAAGCGCAGATGACACAGGATGAATTTCTTGGTTATTTGCGCGGCAACAACATAAAGTACCTGTGGCGCTACCGCCAAAAAGGTGGTGCTGAAGACCTACGTAAAGCTCAGTGGTACTTAAACAGACTTATCGCTGAATTTGAACTTGACCCTTTCTACGATCCACTTGCCTAAAAATGACTGATCAACACCCACTGACTGACGACCTTTGCTGCCAAATCTGGCAAGACAACAAAGACAACTGGCTCATGTGGCAAGAACCCTGTCCATGCTTGTCGCTCGCGTCGCTCCCTACTCGACGAATCATGTGTGGCGCTGCCGATTGGCAGTTGGACCAGGTGATCGAGTGGTTGCGCGACAATCTGCAAGAACACAGATATAGCGGCATAAACATACTTGTTGATTACGTTATTGAAGATCTTCGAGAAGCAATGCGCCCCACCACACAGGAGAAAACTCATGACTGACCAAAACATAATCGGCGCAACAATCGTCGCAGCCAGGATTGAAAAAAACATTCCTGACATTTACCGACTGGTGCGCTTCCGAACCGACGAAGGTCAAGTCCATCTGAAGCTCCAGGGCTATTTCACATGGAATCAGGGATTCAAATTCGGCGGCGAATGGAAGGACATTGAAACCGTAGATGCCGATGACCTTAGCGATGACAAGCCGTATGGCCAGCTTATTTAGTACAACTGACTCAAGCAAGCGATGCGCCCCACCACCACACAGGAGAACAGCTGATGTCAACTCACCCATTTGACCACATCAAAATGAAAACTGCACCTGCATATATGCAGTCTGAAGTTCAGGACTACAACCTCAAGAAGGCGGAAGAGTTTGAGCGTTACGGCTCAATCGCAAACTCAGTCGATGCCGCTATGGCTTGGGAAGAAACAGTTTGGAATGCACGAACAGAAGCAGGCTGGGCTTGCGACGAAGGCGGCTGGTACGCTCCAGATGGAACCCACGAGTCCGACTGGGACGGCGAGTTCCCCGAAGAAAAACACGCCTGACTTTCATGTCTGAGTACAAGGTTCTCTTTGGCGTCGAACACCTCGGCGCCTTAGCTTCGTCTACCTGCATTGCGTTTGATACTGAGACGCTCCAGTTGCAGCCAGAGGTGGGCAAACTGCGCCTCATCCAACTCGGTTGCAGCAACGCCAAAACAATTGTTGTTATCGATTGCTTTGACCTAGATGAAGACGATTGGGATAAAGTATCGAGCTTTTTTGATGTAAATAGGCGTTGGTTAGCGCACAATGCTGTCTTTGATCTTGGCTGGCTGCAAGAGCAGGGAATACGCCCCAAGGGCCAGCTGTTTTGTACGATGTTGGCTAGCAAATTGTTATCTAACGGGCTGCCTAATGTAAAACATGGCCTTGCACATGTGGCCAAAAGGTATCTGCGTATTGAAGTAAGTAAGGAGCAGCAAGCCTCTAACTGGGGCGCTACAGACCTCAGTGAAGAGCAGCTTGTCTATGCGGCTAAGGATGTCGAGGTGCTGTTAGAGCTGGATGTGGTGTTGCAGCAGATGCTGGCAAAGACCGGATTGGCTGGAGCGGTAAGCCTAGAGTGCAGAGCGCTTCCGGCTATGGCCCAGATGTGGCGCACCGGATTGCCTTGGAACCTTCCTGCCCTTGAACAGCTACGCGATGACTACCAGTTCACGATTAATGCGCTCAGTCGAGAGTTTTTACGGGAATTGGATACAGCGCTCCCTGAGGGCGAAAAACTCCCCAGAGAAGTGCCAAACCCTAAAAGACTTTCGTACCTTCGAGAACGTCTCACCGAAATGGGCCACGACGATGATGTCCGCGAGCGGTGGTATGCGGAAATTGAGGAGATCGAGAGGGCAGAAACGTTCAACCTCCGCCCAAAAGCTTCTGGTTCTATTCGCCTTGGCACCAAGCAAGACGCGGGCTTCAACCTAAATAGCCCCAAGCAATTGTTACAAAAGTTTACCGCCCTGTTGGGAGAGCCGCCGGTTGACAGCAAGACTGGCAAACCCAGTGCTTCTAGGGCGGCGCTCCAGGAATACGCTGCCGATCACCATGTCATTCAGACGTACTTGGCTTGGAAAAAGGCGGAGAAGCGCCGCCAAATGGTTGAAGCAATCCTCGAAAAAGCAGACGAAAATGGTTTTGTTCGTGCCAGCTATCTGCAGCTTGGAGCGGAATCGGGTCGAATGTCCTGCATCAAGCCCAACAACCAGCAGATTCCCCGTGATACGGAGTTTCGTCAATGCGTTGAAGCTCCTGATGGTTATCTACTGGTGGACGCGGATTTTGGTCAGATGGAATTACGACTCGCTGCGGCAGTGGCTCAGGACGAGAGGATGACCAAAGCGTTCCAGGATGGGGAAGACCTCCATACCGTGACCGCTGAAGCTATTGGGTGCTCTAGGCAGATTGCAAAGTCTGCAAACTTTGGTCTGTTGTATGGGTCTGGGGCTAAAGGGCTGCGGAATTACGCTGGTGCGTCCGGCATCACCATGACCCTTGGGGAGGCTGCTCAGATTAGGGAGCAGTGGTTGGATACGTACCAGGGGATCCGGGCATGGCAGCGGGAAAATGCGGATAATGCTCGGAAGACTGAGGGGGATCGGTTTGCGGAGATTCGTATCCCTGGTTCGCGGATGCGGCGGTTCTTGCCTGGGGATATGAACCGGCTGACTGTGCGGTGCAACACTCCGATCCAGGGCGCTGGTGCGGCGATTCTTAAGTGTGCGCTGGGTAATCTGTGGCCTGTGATTGAGGCTGCGGGGGAGCTGGAGGTCAGGATCGCAGCTTGCGTGCATGATGAAATTTTGCTGCTGGTTAAGGAGGACAAGGCTCAGCATTGGGCAGCAGAGCTAAAACGGATAATGGAATCCGCTGAGGCTAAGTGGTTGGGTGAAATCCCCCCGCTTGCTGAACCTTCAGTGGGTAAACGGTGGTCTGAAATTCACTGATGGCTAAGAACGAGCATCGCAGCTACACCGGAGCGGATAACGGTAGGGCCAAACTCACTGAGGATTTGGTCCGCGAAATCCGTGAAAGGTATGCCCTAGGTGCAACCGTTACGGCCCTCATTGATACCTACGGTTTATCCCGCGTCGCTGTGGAAAACGTTGTCAAGTATCGCTCCTGGAGGCATGTGGTCTGATGATCAGTGTTTATCGCACCAATGCGGGCTGGACGTATCACGTTCCAGCAAAAACAGGCTATTACAATAGTCTTGGAGAGGTGATGGATGCTGCCTATGCAGCCGAAAACAGGCAGGCAGATCATCATGCGATACCTCAACTACGAGATCGCCCGTGCCACAACTGCCGATTTGCAGCGGGCGGCTAACTTCCTGGAGCGTGCCAGGGAGGTCAGGCGTGGTTGTAGCGAGCAGCGTGCAAAATCGCGGCACGATCAAAAGAGCGGTTGGCGTAAGCATGTAGACGATTCAATTAACTGGTAGCACATCGCTAGAATAGTACAAAGTTCTTGTGTGCTACATGGCGATTCGCCACGGGAATAAGACATACCTCCAGATTCTTTTGGATCCCAACCGTGCAGAGCTGCTGAAAGAGGTGGCGGAAAATAAGGGTATGCGGCCCACCGCTTGGATTCGGGATGCCGTGTACAAAATGCTGGAGCTTAACGTTCCAGCGGATGTCTATACAGCAGCGGCCACCAAAGATGAGGCTGCTTGGCAGGCTTCTGTAAGAAGACGTGTTGAAGGTCGGTTGAAATCCCGAAAACAAACGGAAGACTCGGGAGAGGCTGCTGACACCTGAGTTGAAAGGTGATAATTTAGCGCCGTGGTCAACAAACACCCATGCCACGGTACGCACTTTCCATCACACGCCCAGAAGTCGATCCGCTGTATCTTGCTGCTTCTTATGAGCAGACAGGCAGTGGTATTCGCATCACCGATAAGCGTGAGGACGCCTGTTCTTACGTGACCATTGAGCAAGCGTCAGCGGTAGCACGCGCGCTACGTCACACGTTTGATGTAACACCCAATGTCATCGAAGTGGAGTATTGATCGGTGGACGGGTTTAGCCAATACATCAAGGACATTCTTAGGTATCCGCTCCTAAATAAGCAGCAGGAAATTCTGCTGGCGCGTCAAGTCAGGGATTGGGTCAACACCGAAAATCCCACCCCAAAGCAGGTAAAGGTTGGGCAGCGGGCTTACCACAAGCTCATTAACTGCAATCTTCGTTTGGTGGTATCTATTGCCAAGCGGTATACGCCCCATGCACGCCGGACTGAAATGTTCGACATCGTGCAGGAGGGCAACATGGGTCTTGCTCACGGGATTAAAAAGTTCGATCCAGAGCGTGGGTATGCGTTGTCTACCTACGTGTATTGGTGGATTCGGCAGTCGATTACCCGTTACCTCAGCTGCAATGACCGGATGATCCGTCTTCCGTCCCATGCAGTGGAGATGCTGTCCAAGTTGCGGGCGTGGAAGCCTAAGTTCTATGCGGCGCACGGTAGGTATCCGACGCTTGAGGAGTCTGCGGAACACTGCAAGACAAATCCTGAGCGGTTGAGGGATTACCTGGAGCGATCGGAGGATGCCATGAGCTTGGATCGTGTCATCAACGGCACCGATGGGGATGTCACCCTGATGGATGGCATCACTGATGGTGAGCACCCGATGGACAAGCTCGATATGCTTCTCTCCGCTGATGAGGTGTTCGACATGCTGGAGCTGTTGGATGAAACTGACCGCAAGATCGTCGTCAAGGTCTTTGGTCTCGATGGCAAAGAGCCTGAGACATATATGAAGGTCTCTAAGGAACTTGGTATATGCAGGGAGCGCACCAGGCAGCGGTGCCAAAGAGCACTCTGCAAGATGCGCGTTATGGCTAACCAGAACCCACTGATGTCCCGCTGATGGCTAAGAAACCTCCCGTTCCATGCCCCAAGTGCAGCTCCAACGAAACAGGAGTTGTCTCTACATATCCGGTGTCTACGTCCCAAGATGTAGTAAGGCGCCGGGTCTGCAGGGATTGTGACCACCGTTGGTACACGATCCAGCATCCCGAAAAGGCGCTCCAGGTGTATCAGCTCGTTTTTGAGCGTCAGTTCCAGAAAAGTGTTTGTGTCAAGGAGGTCCGTTTGTGAGCAAGGTTGAATTGGTGTGGGCAACGCCCGATGCCGAAAAGCTCGTTGTCAAGATGGCTCGTGTGAGCAATCCGACTAACGAAGATAACTGGGAAACTGGTCCTAAGCTTCTCGGTTATTTGATGAAGCACAACCACTGGTCGCCGTTTGAGATGGTGAACATGTGCGTGAAGATTGAAACAGAACGTGACATTGCGGCCCAAATTCTTAGGCACCGCTCCTTCTCGTTCCAGGAATTTTCAACCCGTTACAGCAAGACCCAACCTGCAGAGATGCCGACTTTTCGTAGGCAGGATAGGAAGAACCGTCAAAATAGTTTTGATGACATCCACCCCACGTACCAGCAGGATTTGCAGATTGCAGCGGGGAGGGTGATTAGTGATGCTTTCCTGCTCTATGAGTCGTTGCTGGAGCGTGGCGTTGCAAAGGAAACTGCGCGGCGAGTTCTCCCGCTCTGTACTCCGACGACAATGTACATGCAAGGAACGGTTCGCAGTTGGATGCACTACATCGCATTACGGACTCTCAAGGACACCCAACTTGAACACCGAGTCATTGCAGAGCAATGTCAAAAGGTCTTTGCCCGATGCTTCCCGGAAATTGCAAGCGTAGCGTTCAAGCTGAAGCAGTCATGAGCAAAGTCCCTTTCCTTAATTGGCTGGAGCGTCGGGCGCTGTGGATTCTTGTTCGCAGCTCCAATGTCGGCATGATTGCCGTCAAGCAGATGGACGGACCACTGCTATTTATCGCTAATTCGCCTTTTGATGAAGTCCCCATGGGAGGATCCAGCCCTATGGCAGATCAACTAGAACGGATATACCGCAGTTCTGCCAGCGATGGAACGTACCAGGGGCCGGATTGAACGTTTAGGGAACGGTATTTATAGGATTTGTACGCCCGGCGGTGGTATGTGCGTGGATTGCATAAGCCGTCGTCGGGCGCAATCAATTGAACGGATCTGGTTTCCCGCTGAGGATTGCTAAAGCTCGTTTGTAAAACATCGAGTCCGTTTTGCCCGCTTTTTCTAGGGCCTCTTTTACTTTTTGCCAGTTCAAAAACGTGTGTCTGTTCATGAGACTCATGAGTCTTACCCTGTTACGTTACTGTCGATCCAGTTCTCGATTGCTACTTCTCTAGCTTCGCTCCAGTATTCACGACCTCGGAACCATTCGCGCCAGGGGTGGGCGGATTTGTGTGAGTTGCAGTTCAAGCAACATGCCACGATGTTGGACTCGTGGGTCGCTCCACCTTTTACTTTGGGGTGGATGTGATCGAGTGTTGCATTCTTGCCTAAAGGTTCAGCGCAGTAGGCGCAGCAGTAATTCCAAGCGGTCAGAACTTTTTCACGGAAGCGCACCTTTGCGGCTTTCCGTGTGACGAGCATGGTCTCGTCGATTTGGTGGTCCACTACCACCTCGCGTCAAGCAATACCAAAAGGTTTGACTTGCGGCTACTAAAACTGTATCCCCT